ATGGTTGATAAGTATCGTTTAAATCGTGACTTTCTTAAAAAGATTGACGAGTCTCGTTATTCAAGCGATAATATTGCTCTTAAAACGCTAAAAAGTGGAATTACCGCAGACGAATCTGCGCTCAATAATTTTATTAAGAACCGTTAAGGCTACTAGACAAACCCTGTAGTTATCATGTAGGCTGTGTGCCTACGAACTATTAGGAGTATAAAATGGCTGAGACCGGCTTTGACCGTATCCTTGTTTGCAAAACTCATGGAATCATGTACAAGATGCGTCCCTACGATGGACCACCTGAGTATGACATGGAACTTCGTGAACTTTGTGACCGTCACAACGCACAGGTGCAAGACCCTGACAACTGTCGTGCTCTCATCTTCCGTGTAGACCCAGATACTGCGTCCAACTTGGACATGGAAACTGCTTTGAAGAATGAACTCAAAGAACAGGACGTCTATATCCGTGACTTCCGTGACGAGTTGAAGGTTGATGCTCTTCGTTGCTTTAACAAGCACAACCGACCCACCAATGGTTGTCCCGACTGGTGTGATGAGTCTAAGACAATTGGTCGCAAGACTGGTGTACCACCAGACAAGCGCCAATTCCTGTGCATGTATTGCCCAGCCGCTGCCCATGTTGCTCACGTTGAGCGCAAGGCTATGGGTATGTACGACGGATGATTATCATAACCTTTGACGCTCTTGCACTTCCAGCAGACGACTTAGGTGCGAGACAACCTCGTAATGAGACACGCCGTTTGTGGAACGCTTTGTTCCCTTATTACCACGGGCGCATTATCATCCTTGCTGATGGCATCAACAAAGATGGACATCAAGGGGAGCAAATCCTTCTTGCGTGGCTCAAGCGTGAGGGGTTCAAAGCCTCTGCTGTAGACATTGTGCATGAAAAGGGTTCTGAGGTTCGCTATGACAGAGTCGTGTCGTTGAGTGCCGTTTACGGAAGACTTCATTGGTTCATTGACATAGACCCCGAGGCTATTGCTAAAGTAGCACGACACGGCATCCCCACCTTGCTTGTAACTATCCCCGACACTATCCGTCCTGAATGGAAGGAAGGTCGGGAAATGAAGGGGTGGGATGTGCTGGTAGAAGAAATTAACAATCAAGAGTTAGCAAAGAAAGAAAGAGACTGGGGCGAAATTGGATGAGATGACGTTTGAAGAGTGGTTTAAGTACGGATTGGAAAAGTCCTTTTGTGGACCACCTGTATGTATAGACCACGATGGTGTACCAAGCACTGAAGAAGAAGACCAGTGGACAGAAGAGCACGGAGAGATGCCATGCTTCTCTATGGTTCGCCTGTACGCAGATGACCTTGAACGTATGTTGGTTGAACAGAACCACTCCCCATCCATGTGGCGCAGGTCTGGCTGGGAATGAAGATTTACTTTGGTGGTGCCGAGAAAGGTTCCTATCGCAATCTACTACTGACAAATAATGTCACTAGATTTGGTATTAACCTTACACACTTCCCCATCCCTAAAAAGAAGGAACTGAATCTTTCAGAGGTGTTTGGTGGCGGTGAGGTTCTCCTATACTTGTCAGAGAATGACGAGGACGTGGCTCGCTACGATACTTTTATCCGTGAGCACGCTGACAGTCTGAGTGTCATCATTGGTCGCCCAGACTATGACGGCGCATGGCTTGGGGATAAGTATGTCCCCATTTGGAATGACGAGCAGGACATTGAGCGCCTTGCTTGGCTATGTCAAAAGTATGGTCGTGTGGCTGTCAGTGACAAGGCTGTAAATGGTCGTAACGTCAGCCGTATTAAGCAGTTGTCAGAGCGTTGGGGAGCCAAGTTAATTGGCATCACATCTAAGCCTGACCTTATTGAAGCCATCAACTGGGAATCCGTTGTAGTGGTCTCGTGGACGTCTGTAATGCGCTATGGAGAGACACAGGTGTGGGATGGTCATGGTCTACGCCGATACCCCGCCCAACAAAAGGACAGTGCCCGTAAAAAGCATCGCAGTGACATCATCCGACTTGGTATTGATATAGATGACGTAATGGAAGACTCTGTGTCTGCTGTTGGTGCTCTTGCTATTGAGTCATGGAAGCAGTGGGAGAGTCGCACTTTTGGGGGCTATGACCCCTCAAATGTGGATGATGAAGCAGAGTTCAACCCCCCTGAAAACGATGAGATAATTGCTATTGCCCCTTCTACCCCTAGTGTGGGTACTCCGGATTTTAAGGGTACAGGTATTGCTATCAACGTGCCTGAGAAGCGTCACGAGGGTGAACGTGTATTACTACCAGTAATGGGTGTAGAGATGGTGACCTCTATGGGGTCGCAAACCCTTGATGAGCATGGGGAATCTATTGAAATCAACCCTACAACTACCCCTGTTTTAAAGTATAACGCCAACCCTTTACGGCAGTGCAATAATTGCTATCTGTCCTCTCGTTGTCCTAGTTTTAAGGAAAATGCGGAATGTGCATTTTCTCTCCCAATTGAGATTCGCACAAAGGACCAATTGAACGCAGCAATGCGTGCTCTTATTGAGATGCAAATGGGTCGTGTGATGTTCGCTCGCTTTGCCGAAGAGATGGAAGGTCAAGGTATTGACCCTGCTTTATCGTCAGAGATGGACAGATTGTTTAACCTTGTAGACAAGATGAAAAACATCTCTGATAACCGAGAGATGGTTAGCCTCAAGGTAGAAGCCAGTGGTTCTAGCGGAGTACTGTCCCGATTGTTTGGGCAAAAGGCTGGAGAGATGAACCGTATGCTTCCAAATGGTGGTATGGATTCAGGCGCTACAGATGCTATGTACGCCGACATCATAGATTTATCTCAAGAGGGTTGACAGCCTCCTAATTTTGAGCATAGACTCACCCCATGTCAAAAACTGTCTTAGTAACAGGTGGGTGCGGTTTCGCTGGACACCACCTTGTAGAGCACTTACTCGTCAATACGGACTGGGATATTGTTGTCCTAGATTCCCTTACTTATGCAGGTCGTGTAGACCGTCTTACGGACATCGCCACCTACGACCCATTCCGTGTCAAAGTTGTGTGGCATGACCTTCGGTCTCCAATTCCTGACAGTTTCCCAGAAGTTAATTACATTCTGCACCTTGCTGCTGAGTCACATGTTGAGCGGTCAATTACTGACCCTGTTCCATTTATCCACAACAACGTGATGGCTACCACCAATCTTGTGGAGTGGGCACGACACCTTCCAAACATGGAACACTTTGTACAAATTTCTACAGACGAGGTGTACGGAGCAGCCCCTGAAGGTTACGCCCACCGAGAGTGGATTGACCCAATGCTCCCATCTAACCCATATGCGGCTAGCAAGGTGGCACAAGAGGCAATCGCTATTTCTTACTGGCGCACCTACGGTCTTCCTTTGACCATCACCAACACCATGAATTTGTATGGTGAGCGCCAAGATGTTGAGAAGTTCATGCCAAAGACCATGAAGGCTTTGTTGTCCAAGACATCCGTTGTCCTACACGGTAAGGACACTCCTTCAAAGTTTTTGTTCTCTTCTCGTCATTGGCTCCACGCCCGTAACCATGCTGACGCCCTTCTTTGGGTTCTTCGTGAAACAAAGCCACTTGCCTACAACAGTGGTGATGGCAAGATTGAACCACGCCCTAACCGTTGGCACGTTGCTGGAGAAGAGCGTGACGTTTTGCAGATGACAGATGCCATTGCAAAGGTACTTAACATTCATGGCTATCAATACGAGAAGGTGGATTACCACTCAACTCGCCCCGGACATGACCACCGCTACGCTTTGGATAACAGCAAGATTATCTCTGCTGGTTGGGTTCCTCCCTACTCATTAGAAGAAGCACTGCAAAAGACCGTTAAGTGGACTATGGAGAACCAAAAATGGGTGAAGTAATTACTGACGTAGGAATTGACCTTGATGGGGTCATTTATCCTTTCGTAGATTCCTTTCGTGCTTACTGTCAAGAGAGGTTGGGTGTAGATAATTTAACAACTCCCACCCATTGGCATTTCTATGAGGATTGGGGTTTGGATTCTGAAACCTTTAATGCTTGGTTGTTAGAAGCCTCAAAGACACATCAAATCTTTTCTTCCTACCTTCCCTATGAAGGTGTGCTTGAATCTTGGAAAGAACTGCGTGACATGGGTGTAAACATTCATGTCATTACTGCACGCCCACAGTCAGCGTGGATACAAACAGTTGAGTGGTTGGCAAAGTACAACCTCCATGTGGACTCTTTGCACTTCTGTAGCACCAAAGGATTCTTGTCAAAAGTTGCAACAGGTAAAGCAATGCTGTTGGACGACCAAATTGTGTACTACGAGGAAGCAGAGAAGGCAGGAATTATTCCATGCTTGCTTACTCGTGATTGGAACAAGAGCAAAGAAGACGCTAACCGAGTTAGCAACCTCCCTGAGTTTGTATCATTTGTACGAGGCTACAACCTTAAAAGCAAGACAGTTAAAAAAGAACTGACAATGCCCAAACCTTTGTCTAAGGACTACCCTTCTATCTACACAAAGAAACAACAACCTTTTCCATACAGCCCTCATGATGAGCCAATCTGGAAGAACAGCAAACTACAAGAGAAAGGTTGGGGTCCTTGGACAGCACGCCATCAAGAGCCAAACTTCTAACAGAAGCGGCTGACATCATCAATGGTGACCGTAACATCCAATACGGTAACCCCATTGATGACTTCTCTCTTACATGTTCTATGTGGGAAGACTATCTACGCCGTATTGTTATTACTCGTAACACTGACGGCGAGGTGTTTCTTGACCCCCATGATGTTGCAATCATGATGATGCTTGTAAAGATTTCTCGCTTGGCACAGTCGCCAGAGAAGAAAGACCATTGGTTAGACATCGCTGGCTACGCAGGTTGTGGCTGGGAATGTATTGAGCAGATGCACAACTCGTGAAACTACACTTGTGGATGGAAGACGCTTCTTGTAAGCGAGTAGATAACTCCTTTTGGTATCCACCACTAGATAGTCAAACACCTGAAGCATATTACGCTATTGGTCGTGAGATATGCCACCGTTGCCCCGTATGGGAAGAATGTTTAGACACAGGTCTAAATGAAACATGGGGTATGTGGGGTGGGCTTACTCCACAAGAACGCACTGTGCGTATTATTAAGACTCCAAAGCCCTCTGCTATACGTCCACATGGTTCTTGGATTAGATATCGCCAAGGTTGTGGTTGTTCTGACTGTGTTGAAGCACATGATAAACCCACAGATAGTTTAAACACAAGCCTTTTACCTAAGTGGCATGAACCTGTTGATGATTTAGAACTTTTACGCTTTAACCTCTTGCAAGGCCCCGAACCGATAAACTAGATTACTAGAGACCCATACCAAGGCTTTACCCCCGAACACTTCAGTGTTCATTTGGTATGGGTCTCTTGCATTATTGGACGGACATTGGAGCAACATGGTTTATCGCCTTCTCACCGCACTTACACTTTCAGTTACCACCTCATTTGGTGCCTTAACGACAGGAGGTAATGCGCTAGAAGCGAGTACAACAACCGTTGCAACTACAATTCCAACAGTCCACAGCACAGGACTTAATACAATGCACCCCGAATTGCGAGCACAACTCAAGACTAAAAAGGGAGGCTCAGTTCGGTTTTGGGAAGCAGTCTCATGGTGTGAGACAAATCACAAGTGGAATGATGGTGGGTATTACGCAGGTGGTCTCGGCATTGCTCAGAGCGCATGGCGTGGATTTGGTGGATGGCAGTTTGCAACAACACCAAAGAACGCAACCAAAGAAGAGCAAATCATTGTTGCCAACAGAATCTCGTTCTTTGGATTTCAAACCAAGAATGTCTATCGCACATTAGAAGACCGAGAGAACAACAAGCCTTTCTTTCGTCCTGCTATCGGCTGGCGCAGTTCAAAGAACTGGGGCAAGAATTGTATTAACTGGGAGACACGCAAACCACTTCGTGACCGCTACACCGAAGCAGGTATGGCTGAGTGGAAGAAGACTCGTCCGTAACTACGTGACAAGTACATACAAACACTACTACAATATAAACATGGCACAAGAAACAAAGTATGTATGCAACGCTTGTGGAGTAAGTATCTCTACTGGTATTACTTTGGTATCACCACCCGTACACAGGTGCTCTAAAAGAGCCAACAGAGTAATAGAATTGGAAGCACAAGATGAAACTAGGAATAGCATCGGGCGACAGAGTATCGGTAAACAGGTCTCCTGATGGTCTACCCCATTGGGGTGGTGCTGGTTGGGTTCGCTTAGGACAATACATTCCACTTCTTGAAGCACAAGGCATTGAGGTACATGTGGGTACTCTTGTGTGGAACCGAGACCACTTTTCCATTGACATATCTGAGGGTAACCAAGTCTTTGTAGACGTTGATATTATTTATCTTCAACGTATGATGCACGCTGGTTTAGATGCTCGCATTAAAAAAGCAAGAGCCGATGGTCAGATAGTACTCAATGACCTTGACGACTGGTACTGGGGACTCTCTCCACAAAATCAGGCTTTTGATGCTTCTCACCCCAAGACAAGCCCAAGAGAGAATACAAACCATTACAAAAGCGTTCTTAGCACAAGCGATGTTGTAACAGTATCTACCCCATACATTGCGGAACGCATCGCCGCCTTTGTTCGTTGTCCCATTGAGGTGTTCCCTAACACCGTAGATGTTGCTCGGTTTAATACCTTAGAACACTCTGACAGTAGTACTCCTATAGTTGGGTGGGTTGGCTCAACAAATCACAGGTCTAGCGACTTAGAAGTGCTGTCAGGGATTATCAAGCCAATGTACGAGCGCAGAGAGATACAACTACAACATAGTGGTGCTCACAAGAACGCACCAACAGTTGCAAGTAAGTGGGGTCTTTCCGATACATCCGTACTTACAGTGCCCGCTAGTGACCCTGAGAACTACCCAAGCATACTCACAATGGACGTAGGTGTTGCGCCTCTTTCAGATACACCATTCAACCACGCCAAGTCTGACATCAAACTACTGGAATACTCATCAGCAGGAATACCGTGGGTGGCATCTGATTTGCCTTCTTATTCCAACCTTGCCAAAGATTGGGGTGTGGGACGTGTCGCTAAAAAGAACCGTGCCGATAATTGGGTCAAGCATTTGAAGGCTTTACGTGACCCTGAAGTTCGTGCCACAGAGGGCAAACTCTTACGAGATGCCGTGTGGCAACGAGACATTCATTTGGGAGCAACTAGGCTGGCAGAGTTTCTAAAGTCCCTGTTGCCTTAAACCTTCTGACAATGGGTCTACGCTGTTCAGGAGTAAGACCTGCCCAAATACCAAATGGTTCATTGTTACAAACAGAGAACTCGTAACACTCAGAACGAACAGGACATGAAGCACAAGTGCTAAGTGCCAACGCTTTGTATTCTCTCTTTTGTACCAAAGTAAGGTTTACTGAGTTGTAGTCAAAGAATACTTCCTTGGGCAATGCACGACAGGCTGTGTTGTCTCGCCAGTCAAGGCTCATGACATGCTTGAGAGATGGGAAGGACAGGTTGATAACCTCCCCGTCCTCCCCAACTCGCTTGAGCCAATGCTCGCTCACGCAAGCACCAACTCGTTGAGTACTTCAAGCACCTTGGCGTCTGCCTGTTGGATTTTGCCGTTGATGGCACTCATGGCATTGCGCTCTGCACGATTGTCATTCTTACCTGACACATGGTGTGTGTAGGTGTTGAACGCTTGGAGTACACCAAGTGCGGAACCTGACCACGGAGCGACCATTGGGTCATTGCGGTACATCTGACGCAAGATTTCTTGCTTGTTCTCCATCTTGGAGATAGCAGACTGTGGTACATCTCCTACTGCACCGATTGGTACAAGGCGATTGACGATGGCGTCCCACTCACGGTCTGTGACGCTGATGGAACCAAGACGCTCAATCTCAGCCACGATGTCTTCACCCATTGAGAACACGATGTCCATAGCATCACGGATGCCCTGAATACGGGAAACACTGTGCTTGCTGTGGCGTGTACGAGATGTTGCACCGTCTTCACGAAGACCAGCAAACAATGTGTTGTCACATACTGGAGCGTTGTACACCTGCTTGTAAGTGGTGGAGATGGTTCCGTTGTGACTGGTTGTCGCAAGGATGTACGGACGTACTGGGAAGCCTGCGCTGGTTTCAAGGTTGTCGGGGCTAGCAATGGTCACCCATGCAATTGCACCCTCACGCAAACAACCTGCTGAGTCAATAACAAGGTTCTTGTCGTCAATGATTGTGGACACATTCTCAATCAACCACTGGTCAAACTGGTGGATGGCGTAAGAGTCCTTGAACACACCCATTACATGGTTGTTGTCGTTACGAACGATTGCCTTGCGGTCAGTCTGCTCAATGTAGCGAACGATATTACCTTCAGCATCACGGATGCCTACGAAGATTGGCTGTTCTACTGCTTCAAAGTTGAAGAGGCGACGGCGCACATCCTCAACTGGGATTGCTCCATCGTAGTGGTTTGGTTCAGCACCCTGAAGTTCTGCTCGGTAGTGCCATGCGTTGTATCCACGCTTTGCGACATTACCAATCAACGTCATAGTGTTGAGTGTCTTTCCTGTTTCTTTACTCATTGTGTTATTCCTTGTTGCTCTGGGGCTGTTTCCCCGTTAGTTGTTACATTATCGTATGGGTCTGTCATTGTCCAAATCCTAGACACCCATCATGTCCGAGAGGAGGAGAGCAGTAACGCTACCTGCCTCTGCGTTCATATCCTCAGCCCACCCATCAAGGCAGGCTGAAATAGTTTCTTGCTTTTGGTTGAGGATTTGCCACATCCGCAAGTCAATGGTTGGCATTTCAGGGTCAATGGCTGTGAGCCACCATGCCACCACAGGGTTCTGAACCCCATAGCGCCATGCCCTGTCCTCTGCCTGTGAGCCAATACTGGGTGACCACGGCATTTCAACCATGACCACATGGGAGGCACATTGAAGGTTCAACCCAACTCCCGCAGCGTCAAACTGTCCTACAAACAACCGAGCCTCGCCCGATGTGAACGCTTGGACAGCCCTGTCTTTTGCTTCAGCAGTCATGCCACCGACAACAGAGACAACCCCTGCGTCAGCAAACCTCTCTTTGATTGCCTTGATGACGGACGTGTGGTACGCAAATGCGATGACCTGTTCGCCACTATCTAGCAATGATTGAATGTGGGCAACGGCAGAGTCCACCTTTGCCTCACCCAGCAATTGCCTAAGTTTATTTATCTCTGTGATGACAGGAGCCTTGCTAGCCGCTTTGAAAGCGTCATCGCCATAGTTCTCCTGTACCCATTCAAGGAAATTATCCTCAGCATCTCGGTACTTCTTCATGGCTGTCGCCGGCAATTCAACATCCAACTGCGCTCTGCGCTTAGGTGGTAGGTCTTCCAGCACATCAACCTTACGAGTACGTGTGTAGCAGGTACTCCGCAAGATTTGATTTAGTTCTGCGACATTGCTTGCCCCACTCATGTTGGGGAACCCATTGACCATTTGGTAATCGCAGTATCTAATCTGAAACTGCTTTTTCGTACCAAACACAGGGTCTAGTCTTCCAATAATCTTTAGGGGTGCAATAAACTCCGATGGTCTGTTGGGGATAATAGTTCCCGACAACAGCGCACAGTATCCATCCTGTGGGATGCTGTTGGCAATGTAGGTCAAAGCCTTGGTGCGACCACTCTTCTCCGTCTTGAAACGGTGAGCCTCATCAACGATGAGACTTGTGTACTTCCCAGCAATAACATTCTGCCAAGCCTCCACAATGGAGTCAGGTACAACCAGCACATCGCACTTAGGCAATTTGCCTACCTTGCGACCACTAATAGTGCCTACCTTCAACCAAGGCGCAAAACGCTTTAGTTCCGACATCCATTGGTAACGGAGGTTGGGTGGTACAAAGATTGCCACTTTGTGACCCTCTTGTACTGCCATATGTGCCACAGCAATTCCGATAGGTGTTTTGCCAAGACCCATGTCCTGACATACCAACGCCTTACGAGTACGGCGCACGTATTCAACCGCAGACTTCTGATACCCAAGCATGGGTAACTTCAAGTCAAATCCAAGGTCAAAGTCCCGTGCGGAAGAAAGATTAAATAACGCCTCATCAGGCAGGATTGGTGGTTCCAATCGTGTGAGGCTGGCGACAAATAAATCCAAGCGATTACGTAGTTCTGTGTCATACGACACCTCGGAAACTACGGTGACAGCAGAGCAGTCATCCACCTTGTGGAAAAAACGCCATGCACTATTGACCAACGCCTTATGTCCTTGACCAGCAGAGACAGGCTCATGGCATAGATGGCACATTCCTTTTGCAGAGTTCACCATAATGCGTGTAGCGTCCATTGGAATGTGGGCTAACGCAGGTGTACGCTCTACGGGGAGCATGGCTAAATAATCTAAAAACTCAGACGCTGACTTAAATGTCAAACGGTCTAGTTCATTGGCTGAAATCCATTCGTCTACACAATCCACCATCTCTAATGGCGTCATGCGTTCAACAAGTGCATCTCTAATATCACGCTGTTGGCGTGGTGTAATACCTGTCATGTTGTGCTCCTTATGCTCCCACCTTATTACAAGTATGGGTGATTGCCCAAATCCTATTTACTGTTTAGGATTTGGACAAGTAGGTGAGCGTAGCATATGATGAGTGCATGAGCAACCAACTGTTACATACGTACACCATCAACGACTCCATAGACTTTGCTGACTTTATGAAAGCATTAGAAGCCTTAGAGTCTGTTGCATACACCATGATGACCAACCAAGAAGATAGTTACAACTCACTTCACGACAGACTGTTCAAGAACCTGCACTCCGCTTTGCTCAACGCAGAGCGTATTCAGGATTTGGACAACAAGTAATACAAAGGATAGGATAACAACATGAAACACTACTTTATTATTTCATTTGACGCAAAAGACAACACATGGGAATGGGACACCGAACAAGAAGAGGTGGCTTTCCCTGACGGTACTGTTTGGGACGAAGACAAAGAAGAATGGACTAGCGCCTACTTGGGTGATGGCGAATACATTGACAACGAAGATGAACTGTCCGAGCAAATGGGCAAGCATCTGCGACTTATGAACGGAGAACGATAATGAAATACTTATTCCGAGTAACTGAGAGCATTAACCATGACTACATGATTGAGGCTGAGACTGAAGAAGAAGCAATGAACATCTATCACAACTACACAATGGAACAACTCCAAGAACTTGACCTTGATGGTCAGTCCTCATGGGACTCTTACCCTTGGGACGTAGAAAAGTTGCAGGATTTGGACAACGAGGATGACACCAAGTAAGGTGTTGGAAGGCAACGAAAGGAAACATTATGCCAAACTGGTGCGATAACTCACTAACAGTAACAGGGGACGAAGCGGAGATTAGTCGCTTCCTCACCAACGTCCGTCACACAGAAGAAGACGGCTCACACACATACCGTATCCTCACATCATTAGTGCCGTGCCCACAAGAACTTATGGACACAGAGGCAGGATGGTCAGCAGACGAAGAAGCGCAGGCTGAACGCCAAAAGAAGTACGATGAGAACATTGCCAAGTACGGTGCAAAAGACTGGTACGACTGGTGCAACCGTCATTGGGGAACCAAGTGGTCAGACTGTGACACAGACATGAACTTTGATGACACTACCTCTCTCGGATTTAGTTTCAACACAGCGTGGTCACCTCCATCAGAGGCTTTTGTCAAGATTGGTAAGTTGTACCCCACACTTACTTTTGTTTTATCGTACCAAGAGCAAGGTGCTTGCTATGCTGGTGCAACGGTAGTCAAAGGTGATAATTGGGTAACAAACACTATTGAGCCTGAACACCCTGAGTACGAGGATGATTTCTCTGACAAGTACTACGCAAGCGTAGACGAGGCATACATCAGCGCACAAGACCAAGCATTGCAATTGTGCTTAGACGAGATGGCAGAGTACGATTTGGACAACGCCAACGACTGATGGTAAGGTACAGACATGAGCAACGAAGTTTACAAACTAATAACAGCCAACATCAAACGAGACATTGACGTAATTACTAAATACGCAAACTTGGTCACAAGAACAGAGGATTACCTAAAGGAATGTGACTGGGAAGACTTTGACTATTGGGAGTCATACAACGATGCTGTGGACTTGAACTTCTACCGTCGTGGAGAGGGTGAACCCATCAAGTGTGTTGCTTACCCTGTCTACAACGACAACGCTAACTACGATGAAGAATACGCAGTACGAATAACTTTAGAGGTATCATGAGAAACTCAGTCAGCCAGTCAAACGGTAAGTCCCTTATCCAACTTGGGGACTGGTATTTAGGATTGTATGTAGACGAACATGGGAACCTGAGTGTGTACATTGACAACGCCAATGGTGTGGTCAAGTCCTACGACACAGACAACCAATTGGCAGAAGATAAGTACCAATGGGCTGAGACTTTCTATGTAGAGAACACACGCCCTATGTCAAAGGTTCGTAAGACACAGGCTGACCACAGGGGTAATGACAACTCTGTGAACATTACAACAGGTTCCTCATCCCCGACACGGCGTAGCGTTCGTGTAGAAATAAATAGATAACAATTAGGATTTGGGCAATGCCCACAACAACTGATAAGGTGCAGACATGAGCAACATCAACAACATTATGAACGATTTGTATGGTCAGTACATTGACCATGACCACCAACAAGACATCGCCAATTCACACTTGTGCGATACGGAACCAACATACCGATACTTCTCTTTTGAGATGATTGAGACTCGTTACGAGGTGACCAAGCGTCACAAGAACTTCCGCATTGAGGAAAGTGCTTTAGACGCCATACCTCTTGAAGACATTATCGGAAAGCATTTGAGCAATGACGAGTTTTACGACTTTGTGAATAACAACGGTGAGTTCATCAAGGACTACGCTGAAACCATCATTGAAGATGTACAAGAGATTGCAGGACAGGTGTGGGAAGCATGAGAGTAACTGACTGGCAAAAGTGGACTAGTGCAAAGAAAAAGATTGGCTTTACCCTTGGGGGTCTTGGCGTGTTCTTGTCCTTTGGAATGGATAACAGTATGTTGTGGGGAGTAATTGCTGTTCCCGTGACATTGGCAGGCGCTCTTATCATAAATAGTATTAGGCTCAACGAATGGTAACACCTACTTTAGTCCTTTGCGCCATTCTTGGTTTATCAGGGATTTTTATGTTGCTTGGCAACAAACAAGAAGAAAAAGACATACAAGAGTTATTTCGTAGTGCACGAGAGCATTTGGACAAGAACAAAGACAACTGATAAGGTACACATATGAACTTTAACGACATCACAGACGAGGACATTGTTGCATACTTGTTATCCAACTTGTTCTTAGAACTAAACAACATCAACACATCGTGGGCAGACAAAGTGCCTACCCACATCCTTGCGATGACGCAAGACCTTATGAAAGAACTAGAAAAATGCTAAATACACCAATGCTGTTCTGCCGAGTGTGCATGAACGCCAACACAGACGGTTGGGACGAGTGTCCTATCTGTGGCACAGGCAACATGGCAAAGCAGTACCTTGTGCGCTTTACCTTGGAAGTACCTGTTGTAGAGTTCTCTGAGATTGAGGCTGTAGAACGGGCTGTCGCTAGTGCTACTGGCAACATCATGGAATATCTTGTTGGCATGGAAGCAGGCGAATTGGATTTGGACAATGACGAGGACATGGACTAAGGTATGAGCATGAACATCAAATCGCTATCACCAAATGTTGTGGACATTGACCCACACCAAGAACCTTGGGCTATCAACCTACGAGTAGTCACCGAACCGACACATGAGAACATGACGCTACTCATTACAAGTGAGGGTGTCATCATGGACTTCTACGTAGATGGTGAGATGACTGGAACCATTTGTCGTACCTACGAAGAATGGTTTGACCTCGCTCAACGAGCGTAATACATAACAACCTTGCTAATAGGCATAGCAGGGTAGTGGCAGACAAGATTGCACCCTTTCACACCTTTAGGGTAGACGCTTGTACTGAAGAAATTGGAAAGTTTGTCGTTGTTCTCTCCATTTCGTTCCACTACTCTGCTATGTCTATTAGCATTTGGACAACAATACTGACATACGATAAAGTAAAAACATGAGCAACGAATACGACAATACAACATTCTGTGATAATTGCGGAGAACCTACAACGGAAGAAACATTAGTGGTCTATGAACGACTGCCATTCCCCGTAGCCTCTGCCAACATTGGAGAGTCTGCGTGTATTTGCGAAGACTGTAATAAAGAACCAAAACAACCTACAGACGAAAACGGAGAACGCCATTACAACTGGTGTCCTTGTCAAGAGTGTGAAACATGGGCAAACGCCCTACTTGATTGGGAAGAAGCACAGCGTAGGATTTGGGCAACAACAACGACTACTGATAAGGTAACAACATGACCAACGAACAAATAAAAGAAATGGCACTAGAGATTGCATTGCGCTTTCACCTTTCCGAAATGGGAGAGAATGAGGACGGCAAGGCAACCGACATCTTTGAGGCACTCGGTACTGACGAGGAAATCGTTGTATGGGAGCCTTTTGAGGACTGGGATATGTCCTCTGTTGAGGACTCCATTTGGAACCTCGCCAATGACATTGAGCAGACTGTGAAAGCAGGACTTGGACAATGACCACTTATCGGTTTAACATTGACGTAAAGACACACAACGCAAACGATGTGCTGTCCGAAGATGAAATGGAAGAAATTGTAAA